CTTTTTTCTTTCAAAAAGCGAGAGCGAAACGGCTAAAACCAGACCGAACCGGTTCGGAATAACCAGGAGGGAACCGGAGATGGACAGCACAAACTGGATTCTTGCATATTACCAGCGAATCATCGACGGAACTGACCGAGTCGGGCGCTGGGTGCGGATGATTTATGAATATCTGATCAAGGGACTCGAGGAGGGTCTCTTTTTCTTTGACACAAAGAGAGCAAATACGGCGATCGAGTGGATGGAAACACATTGTTTCCACGTCAAGGGGCCGCTGGCTCCCGGGCCGCTCCGGTTTGAGCCGTGGCAGAAGGCGTTTATCTCGGCGCTTTACGGCATCATCGACAAGGACGGAAAAAGGCAGTTCTGGGAAGCTTTGCTTGTCGTCGGTAGAAAAGACGGCAAGAGCATTTTGGGCTCCGCAATCGCCGATTATGAGCTAAGAAATGGCGGCTACGGCTCGGAGATCTACTGCGTGGCTCCGAAGCTGGAACAGGCGGACATCGTCTACGATACGACCTGGAAGATGATCGAGCTCGATCCTGAATACCAAGCGGAAAAAGAACGCTGCGACGAGCGCGACGAACACAACAGAAAAACGAATGATCAGTCGATGCTTCCGAAGATCCGGCGCGGCAGCAAGTCGCAGATAGAGATCGCCGGAATCAATGCGATCATGAAGCGCGTCGCATTCCAGGCGAAGACGGCGGATGGCTTCAATCCATCGCTGTGCCTCTGCGACGAGGTGGCGGCGTGGCCCGGCGATCGGGGGCTGAAAATGTATGAAGTCATGAAGTCTGGCATGGGTGCAAGAGCCGGAGACGCGCTGCTGCTGTCCATGACTACTTCCGGATATGAGAACGACGGCATCTATGATGAGTTGATGAAACGCTCGACGCGGTTTCTCCTCGGGGACTCGAACGAGAAGCGTCTGCTTCCGGTGATCTACATGATCGACAATCCGGACAGCTGGAGCGACATCAACGAGATCCGGAAGAGCATTCCGCAGCTCGGCAAGTCGGTCTCGGTCGACTACATCCTGAGCGAGATCAGCGTCGCAGAACAGAGCCTGAGCAAAAAAGCGGAGTTTCTCTGTAAATACTGTTGTATCAAGCAGAACAGCTCGCAGGCGTGGCTGAACACTACGGACGTCGCGAAGTGCTTCTCCGGTCATCCGCTGCGGTTCGAGGACTTCTCGCGATGCTATGCGGTCGGCGGCCTCGATCTGTCCCAGACGACCGACCTCACGGCGGCGATCTGCGTGATCGAGAAGGACGGGAGGCAGCATGTATTCGCTCATTTTTGGATGCCATCTGAAAAAATCGAGGAGGCAGCAGCCCGGGATGGCGTACCATACGGCGCCTTCGTGGCGCGTGGCTTCCTGAGTCCGTCCGGTGAAAACTTCGTGGACTATCACGATGTGGAAAAGTGGTTCACTGATCTGATTGAAAAATACAAGATCTATCCGCTCAAAGTCGGATATGACAGATATTCAGCGGCCTACCTCGTGCAGGATATGAGCTCCTACGGCTTCAACATGGACGACGTCTACCAGGGCGAAAACCTGACGCCGGTCATCAACGAGGTGGACGGCATGATCAGAGACGGTGCGTTCGAGTGCGGCGACAACGATCTGCTGAAGATCCACATGCTGAACGCGGCGCTGAAACTTAACAACGAAACGAACAGGAAGAAGCTGGTCAAGATCAGCCAGCTTCAGAGGATTGACGGAATGGCAGCCTTCCTCGACGCCATGACCGTCCGGCAGAAGTGGTTCGGCGAAATCGGCGGCCAGCTCCAGAATTTGAAGAGAGGAGAACAGAATGAGTCTGCTTGACAAAATTTTCAGGCCGAAGAAGTACGCCGCGGATCACTACTTCCAGACGCTCACGGCCTACACGCCGGTCTTCCATCGGTGGCGCGGCGAGATCTACGAGTCAGAGCTGGTTCGCGCGGCGATCGACGCGAAGGCCCGGCATATCAGCAAGCTCCAGGTGAGGATTCACGGCTCGGCAATGCCGAAGACGCAGACGGCGCTGAAGAAAAGGCCGAACCAGTACATGACGTGGAGTCAGTTCCTTTACAGATCCGCGACGATCCTCGACATGCAAAACACGCTTTTCATCGTTCCGATCATCAACGTAGAAAATGACGTGGTCGGCCTTTGGCCATGCCTTCCGGAGAAGTGCAAGATCCTCGAGGACAGGCACGGCCGGGAGTATTTGGAGTATCAGTTCGCGAACGGACAGAGAGCAGCGGTCGAGCTGGAACGCTGCGGCATCCTGACGCGCTTCCAGTACAAGGATGACTTCTTCGGAGCGACCAATGAGGCCCTTCGTGACACGCTGGATCTGATCACGATCGAACGGCAGGGCATCAAGGAAGGCGTCAAATCTGCGAGCACGTTCCGGTTCCTTGCCAGGGCGACGAACTTCAAAGATCCGGAAGACCTCGCAAAGGAACAGAAAAACTTCACGGTTCGGAACATGAAGGCGGATGCCTCCGGGTTCCTGCTGTTCCCGAATACCTACGACGGCATCCAGCAGATCCAGAGCAAACCGTACACCGTGAGCGCGGAAGAACAGGCGATCATCAAGGACAACGTCTTCGACTACTTCGGAGTGAATGAAGACGTGATCCAGAACAAGGCCACCGGCCCGGCGCTCGACGCGCTTTTCGATGGTGCGATCGAGCCGTTCGCGATCCAACTCGAACAGGTTCTGACGCAGATGTTCTTCTCAGATCTGGAACAGGGCCACGGCGCGAAGGTTGAGGTGATCGCTAACAAATTACAGTACATGTCCACGAGCGACAAGATCAACTTCGTCGGCGCGATGATGGACAGAGGAGTGATCACGATCAATGAGGCCCGGACGCTTCTCAACTTCACGGAGCTTCCGTCGGAGCTTGGTGATCTCATTCCGATCCGAGGCGAGTATTACTACCTCGGAGACAAAAAACAGACAGAACCGGAGCCGGAACCGGAACAGACAGAACCGGCGGCGCCGCCTGAAAATAACGATCCGGAACCACCGGAGGAAGGAGAAGAAAATGGCAATCAAGCCTGATCGGGAATACCGACTGATCCAGCTCCCGGACATGCAGTTCCGGGCGCTTGAAGGCGAGGACTTCATCGTCGAAGGATACGCGACTACATGGAACGATCCGTATACACTTTTTGAGTATGACGGCATCAAGTACATGGAGCAGATCGACCGGAACGCGCTCAACAGCGCCAACATGGACGACGTGATTTTCCTCTACAACCACGAGGGCATGGTTTTCGCTCGCCAGTCGAACGGGACGCTGACGCTCTCGATCAATGATCGCGGATTATACATCCGGGCCGACCTCTCGTCGACAGAGGCCAGCCGCCAGATGTATGAATCTATAAAGGCCGGACTGGTCACGCAGATGTCGTGGGCGTTCACCGTCGAGGAAGACAGCTACAACGAGAAGACACACACTCGGAGCATCCTGAAGGTGAATAAAGTCTATGACGTCAGCGCCGTGAGCATCCCGGCGAATCCGAATACTGACATAAGCGCGAGATCCTACTGGGACGGAGTGATCGAAGAGGAGCGCCGGAGAGAGCGCGTTCGTGCCGAGAAGGTGGCGGAGATTAAAGAGCTTTTGAAAGGAGCAACAGAATGAACATCGAAGAGATGAAGCTGGACGACATCCAGACGCGGAAGGCCGAGATTATCGCGCGGAGAGACGCGATGACGGCAGAGCTCGAAGCAGCGGAAGACGCAGCGCTGGATGCTCTGAAAGAAGAAGCGCAGCAGCTCAACGAAGAAGAGCGCCAGCTCAACGAACGCGAGGCTGCCATCATGAAAGCCGCTGAAGAACGGCAGAAAGAACTTGACGACGTGCTGAAGAACGGCGTCGAATCCAGAAAAATGAGAAAGGAAAACGAAAAAATGGAAATCAGAGATTCCAAAGAGTACATCGAGGCTTATGCGAAATACATCCGCACCGGCAAAGACACAGAATGCCGTGAACTCCTCACCGAGAATGTGAACGGCGTGATCCCGGTTCCGACCTTCGTCGGCGAGATCGTCGCAGAGCGTCTGAAGGCATCGAAGATCCTGTCGAGAGTCCGCAAGATGTATGCGGCCGGCAACGTCAAGGTTGGCTTTGAATACGGCGCTCCGGCGGCTGAAGTTCACACCGAAGGTGGCGATCCGATCGATGAAGAAGCTCTGCTTCTCGGCTATGTGACGCTTACTCCGGAAACGCTGAAGAAGTGGGTCGCAATCTCGGACGAGGCCCTCGATTCTATGTCCGGCGAAGCATACCTCCGTTACATCTACGATGAAGTCGCTCGCGGCATCATCAAGGCTCGCGAGAACGCGGTCGTCGCTGCCATCCTCGCAGCTCCTCAGACCGCAACGAAGACCACGCCGTCCGTACCGAAGACCGGCGCCGCTGCCGGAGCTATCACGGACTTCGTGAACGCTCGCGCTCTGCTGTCTTCCGCTGCTGAAGACCTTGTTATCATCTGCACTCCGGCACAGTACGCACAGTATCGCGGCTATCAGATGGGCGCCGCCTACGCGGTTGATCCGTTCGACGGCCTTGAGGTTCTGTTCAACGACACCGTAACCGCTCCGATCATCGGCGATCTGTACGGCGTTCTGGAGAATCTTCCGAAGGGCGAAGAGCCGCAGATCAAGTATGACGACCTGACCAGGAAGAAAGAAGACCTGGTCGAAGTTCTCGGCCGTCTTCCGGTCGCGACTGGTGTCGTCGGCGACAAGTGGTTCGCGAAGGTTTCCGCGTGATGAAGATCGAGCTGAAAACCGATGCGTTCATCCGCTTTGAGAAAGGCACAGTCATGGAGGTCTCCGATCAGGAGGCTTCCAGACTGGTCGCTCTTAACAATGCGGTGATCGTAAAAGAAGAGGCGGAAGAAAAGACACAGAAACGGAGCAAGAAGCGCTCCGAGTAAGGAGGGCGAATGCTCGAAAAGGTAAAACTTGCAAAAAGGATCTCGACGGCGGTATTCGATTCGGAGCTTCTGGATCTGATCGCGGCAGCTATCGCGGACATCCATCACGCCGGTGTCAAGTTTGATTCCGAGGCGGTGACGATGGACGGCGCTGTCGTCGATTATACGATCACAGATCCGCTGATCAGCCGCGCAGTCGTGACCTATTGCGTGATGAACTTTGGAGACCCGGAGAACTACGACCGACTGAAGGCGTCCTATGACGAACAGAAGGGCCAACTCCGGGAGTCCACCGGCTATGGACTGGAGGTGCTCGCATGAGATACACGGACATCGTGCTGATCAAAGAGACCGACCAGCGGAACATCTTCGGCGATCTGGACAAAAAGACGGAGCGCCGTACGGTCTACGCTGGCGAGTATTCCGTCGGCATGACCGAAGTGTATCAGGGCATGGCCGTCGGCTTCAAGCCGGAGGTGAAGTTCCGGTTGGAGAACTGGCTGGACTATCACGGCGAAGAAAAAGTGGAGTACACGCCATTCGGATCGACGGAGCCGGTCACGCTTCGCGTCCTTCGGACATACAACTCCGGAGACGCGCTGGAGCTGACTTGCTACCGCGACAACGAGGAGGTGAAGGCTTATGCCAACGCCTAAAAGTCAGACAAAGGTGCTCGTGAAGGATGGCAAGACGGAAGTGACCTACGAGGAGAACTTCGACGCGGCCGGGTATTACATCCACGAGCTAACCAGGGCGGCGCTTCGGGACGTCGGAAAGTTCGTCACGAAGCTGTTCCGGACGGCGTATTATTCACACTTCAACAAGATCACCGGAAACGCTGGCAAGGCCACGAAGTACAAGGTGATCAGCTCTGCGAAGACAACCGCGCCGAGGGTGCAGATCGGCCTAAAGACCGGACAGGTCGAAGGCTTCTACGCGTATTTCCAGGAGCTCGGCACGAGCAACGGCATTCCGAGGCTCGGCCTGCTGACTCATGCGGTCGAGGACAACGTGGCGGAGATCGTAAAGATCGAGAGCCAGTATCTGTCCGGGCTGGAAGATGAAGCGGCGCGGCTGGAATCGCTGATCAATGAAAACGACTATGAGGGGGACGCGGATGGCGATGATTAACGACCTTCGGCGGCTGGTTGATCTCCGGCTGAACTCGATCAAAACCGAATACGGCATAAAAGACATCGGCTACCGGCTCGCATCTGACCAGAAAGTCTATCCTCATGTCGTATGGGACATTACAACGATAACACCGGCAGACATGGGCCGGTCGGATGTACTTCTGGACTTCCATGTCTGTGGCAAGAAGGAGGACGATGTCTTCCGGATCATGGACGCGATCAGAGATCTCCTAATGTTCAGGAATGATCCGCAGCATACGATCCTCCCGACCTTTTATGAGCAATCAGAAGGCACAGTTGACGATCCTGACAAAACTCTGGTACACGGAGTTGTCCGGATGCAATGTCAGGTATATGAGAGACCGGAGACGAACACTTCGATCCTCAGAAAGGAGTAATTGAATGGCAATCACGATCAAGGGAACCGGGATCGTCACGGCTACGGACTTCAAGGATGTCGTGTTCACCGGCAAGACCAAAGGCGGCAAGAGCGTGGTCATCACGCTGAAGGACGCGATCAACAAGGACAACATCGACTGGACGATGGTCGAGAAAGACGACACGGTCGCGGCGCTGACCTTCACCGGAACGTACTCGAACACGAACAACATGGTGAGCGATGCGGCAGACTACGAGGAGCCGTGGTCGATCTCTTATTCCGGCTCGGCGTCCGACGATGCGGCCGATGAGATTCTTCTCGGCGCTGGCGTTGTCTCGATCGGCGGCGTCGATGTGGCGCTGACCAGAGGCGGCAGCCAGTTCACCGTCGAGCGCGAGTTCCGCGACATCAATGCGGATGGCGACCGTGGAACGGTCAAGGGCCGCGTGGTTATGGACGCCGCAAACGCGACGCTGACCGTCAACGCGCTGACGTTCCTGACCAGCATGGCGACCGTCTATGCGGCGATCAATGTGACCGCGTGAAAATCTTAATACTGGAGGGCAGGACAACGGCTTCGGCTGAGATCCTGCCCTTTTTTCATAACAGGAGGAGCACATGAGACAGTTGAAATCGACAGACCTCTTCGCAGCGCTTCGCGTCGTGAAAGAGATCGGAGTCAAAGATGAGTTAAAACGGTTTGCGGCAGAGGTATCAGCAGGCCGTCTGAACACGAAAACGCAGCGAGAAATCGGCGCGGAGCTGATCTTCGGGATTTTGGCCAACTGTGGAACGGAATCGGCGGAAAAGGCATTTTTCGCGTTCCTGAGCGGCCCTACAGAGACGTCGGTCGCAGAGCTCCGGGACATGGATCTCGATAAGTTTGCCGAGCTGGTCAAGGATCTGGTCGGCTCAATCGATCTGGAGAGCTGGAAGGCTTTTTTCGGCTCGCTGGCGGATCTGCTGAAGAAGCAGAACTGATCGACAGGTTCGCCACGCGGTACGGCTGGACGGTTCCGGAGATCCTCGACCTGGACGTCCGGACATTGTCCGAACTGTATTCGCGGATATGCGAGGAAGGCCGTCGGAAGGAGGCCCGTGAGCAATGGGTCGCGATGCTTCCGTGGATGGCAGCCAAGATCTTGAAGTTCAAACCGTTCCAGGAATACTTCGACCAGGTCTCCGGTGCGAATTTCGATTTGAGACCGGACGAGGAGATCCTCGCCGAGGTCGCGGAGATCAGAAAAGAAATGAAAGGAGAGTGATCTTTTGGATCTGTTCAAGTTGGTCGGTTCGGTTTTTGTTGACACCGACGAAGCAAACAAATCACTCGCAAAGACAGACGAACAGGCACAGAAGACCGGCACGAGCTTCGGAGAAGTTGCAGGCAAGGCAGCGAAAGTCGGCGCGGCTGTTGTGGGAGCTTCAGCCGCTGCCGTGACCGGGATCGTCAATATGGCATCAAGCGCAGCCGAGACGGCGGATACGATCGACAAAGGCTCGATCCGCATGGGCGTCTCGACAAGCTATTATCAGGAGCTCGGCTATGCCGCCGGGCAGTCCGGTGTGGAAATGTCCACGCTTGAAAAGGCCGCGAAGAAACTCGAAGGGACAGACATGAACCTCGAGGACGCCATGAATCAGATCATGAGCCTCGGAACGGCTTCTGAGCGGTCACAGAAGGCGGCGGAGCTGTTCGGCGATGCCGTGGCGTACCAGATGAGTCCTCTGATCGAACAGTCAGGCGAGAGCTTCGACGGTCTGATCCAGAGAGCGAATGATCTCGGCCTTGTAATGTCCGAGGACGCGGTCAGCGCAGGCGTGACGCTCGGCGATACGATGGCCGATGTTCAGCAGTCCTTCGGGATGATCGCGACGAATCTCGGAAGCGCCGTGATGCCGGTCGTTCAGCAGTTCGCGGATCTGATCCTCGAGTTCATGCCGTTCATCCAACAGGCGTTCACCGACATCGGGCCTCTGCTTCAGGATCTGTTCAGTCAGCTAATGCCTTCTCTGCTGGATCTGGCGGAGCAGCTCTTCCCGGTGATCATTGAAGCCCTAAACACGCTGCTCCCGATCATCGTCCAGTTAGTGGGCGAGCTACTTCCGGCGATCGTCCAGATTTTGGAGGCGATTCTGCCGATCATTCCGCCGATCCTCGACCTGATCATGGAGATCGCGCCTTATCTGGTCGAGTTCGTGCAGATGATCCTGCCGATCATCGTCGAACTGTTCCAGAAGGTCATGCCTCTGTTTGTCAAGATCGTCGAGGCCATCCTCCCGATTGTCGCGGAGATTTTGCCGCTGATCATGGAGGTTCTCGAGGCCATTTTGCCGATTCTCGAGCTGATTTTGGACGTGATCGGCTTCCTGGTCGATGTTTTCGGCGACATAATCGACGCAATTTTGCCTGTGATCATCAACCTGATCAAAAACGTACTGACACCGATCCTGCGCGTGGTCACAACAGTGATCGAAGCAGTCGGGAAGGCGTTCCGGGCCGTTTTTGAGGGTATCAAGAAGGTCTGGTCTGGCGCCGGTGATTTCTTCAAGGGCATCTGGTCGGGTATTCAGCAGATCTTCGCAGGCGTCGGCGAATTTTTCAGCCGGATCTTCGGCGGAGCATGGCAGGGCATCCAGACGGCCTTCTCGAAGATCGGTTCATTCTTCAGCAACATCTGGGAGGGCCTGAAGAACGGCGCGAAGGCGGCTCTGAATTTCATCATCGAGCTTGCAAACGGCGTGATCAATGGCCTGAACGCGCTCCTGTGGCCTATCCGCAAACTGATCGAGACGGTCGGCAAGGTTCTCGGAAAGGGCTGGACGATGGATCAGATCTCGATCCCGAACATTCCGAAACTGGCACGAGGCGGACAGACTCCGACCGGCGGCACGTCTCTGGTCGGTGAAGAAGGCCCGGAGCTCGTGGATCTTCCGCGTGGAGCGACGGTCGTTCCGCTTAACCAGTCGAGCGTGAGCATCGGCATCGAGGGAGTCGACAGCAAACTGGCTGCCTTGATCGCGCTGATTCAGAAGCTGTTCAGCATGAAGATCGGCGTCTGGATCGATGGCAAGTATATGGTCGGAAAGCTCGCGCCGGACATTGACAAGGCTCTCGGCGAGCTCTCAGCGAGGGAGGCGCGGTACGCATGATCACGATAAACGGAAAAACAGAGTTTGACTACAATGCGAACTTTATACACTTTGAAGTCACGCCGCCGGAGCCGAAGATCGAGCAGATCACGGTTCCGCTGCGTGATGGCAGCATAAACGGCTCGGCGATCCTGTCCAACCGGGTATTTTACGAGACGCGGACGGTCACGATCGGTCTGGAGCTCCGGTGTCTCCGGCGCGACTGGCCGATGATCTACTCGCAGATCCTCGAAGATTTCCACGGAAGACAGGTCGAGGTCGAGCGATCGGAAGATCCAGGCTGGTACTGGATCGGCTCGGCGACGGTTGAAGAACTGGAAGATCACGGAGCTTCGGCAGGCGTGACGATCACGGTCAACGCGCAGCCGTTCAAAAGAACCAGGGCGAAGGAAGTCGTCTACGACGGTGCGCTGTCCGGTAACCTGACATTGACACCGGATGTTCCGTTCATGCGCGGCTATCCGGTAATCACGACAACGGTCGCGAACGTGACGGTGACATGCAACGGCGAGACGTGGACGCTCCCGGAGGGCGAGTCGACGGTCTTCGGCCTGACGCTTTACCGTGGGGAGAATGAGATCGCGGTCAGCGGCAGCGGATCTCTCCGGATCGTCTATGAAGGAGGTGCCTTGTAATGGCCTACAGAGTATATGCAGACGGCAATCTGATCTGCTCACCGAATAACGAGCAGACGGCGCTCGATTCTCCGACGCTGACGCTGGAAGCAAACAAGGCCGGGACATTCAGCTTCACGATGCTTCCAGACCATCCATTTTATGACCGGATCAACCTCCGGACAAGCCTGATCGATGTATATCAGGACTGGGAACTGATTTTTGAGGGCGTTCCGGTCTCGGAATCCTCAGACTTTTACAACCGGAAGACCTTCGAATGCGAAGGCGATCTGGCGTTTCTTAACGATACCATTCAGCGGCTCGCAGTACATGAGGGCATGACGCCTCAGACGCTTCTGGCCCGGTACCTTGCGACGCATAACGAACAGGCCGACGCGAACAAACAATTCCAGGTTGGCGTCGTAACCATCCAGGGCTCGAACATCTACAGATACACAAACTACCAGACGACCATGACGGAGATCGCCGAGGATCTGATCGAGAATTTCGGCGGCTATCTCAGAGTCAGACACGAGGGCGGCGCCCGGTATTTGGACTATCTGGCAGAGTCTCCGAGGGCATCGGCCCAGTCCATCCGGATCGGGAAAAACCTGATCGACCTCTCGAAGAATCTGAACACTTTGGACATCTGTACGGTTCTGATCCCTCTCGGAGCGAAAACCGGAACATTAGACAATATCGACACGCGGCTCGACATTAAAACAGTCAACGGTGGTCTGGATTATCTGGTCGGAACCGGTGCGGCGTACTATGGCAACATCTGGCGGACGCAGACATGGGACGACGTGACGGTCGCCTCAAATCTGAAGGCAAAAGGGCAGGCCTATCTGGACAGCGCACAATGGGCGAATCTCGTGATCGAGGCAACAGCGCTGGATCTCGGCCTGACCGAGGAAGACGTCGAACAGTTCCGGGTTTTAGATACGATCAGAGTCGTTTCAGAGCCTCACGGTCTCGACCGGACGTTCATGCTGACGAAGCTCCAGATCGACCTGAATCATCCTGGAGACACTCAGGTCACGCTCGGGCATGATGAACGGCTCTCGCTGTCGAAGCAGACAGCGCAGGCAGCGGCGAAGATCGAGCAGGCGAAGACGGAAATCATCGCGACTGCTTCCGAGAATACCAGGCAGATTCTCGACGCTGCGACGGATGGCGCGATTCAGATCCTTTACAACGAGAACGGTGTGGCCTACGAGCTCCGGATCAATAACTCGCAGAATCCGGCGACGGCGACGAAGTGGTGGAGATACAACAGCGCCGGATGGGGCTACACCGCAGACGGCGGCCAGACCTACACGATCGCCGCGACGATGGACGGCGCGTTCCTTGCAAACTTCATCACCGCCGGAGTTCTTCGGAGCCAGAATGGAAAGTTTTCGCTCGATATGGAGACCGGGACAGCCAACCTCGCAAACGCGAACATCACAGGCGGATCGATTTCCTATCGCGGTGAGAATTATGTCGACATCAACAACGACGGAATCTTCGGAGGGAACAACGATGTTCTGGCCGACGATGTTCCGCTGTTCAATTTGACCGTCGAGGACAGCGAGGCGAATATTAGGTATGGAAAGCTCGAGCTGTTTGACCTTCAGGGTGGCCTGAACGATTATCCGACAATCGAAGTAAAAGGTTCTGGTGAAGACGACGGAGCAGGCCACGGAGAAATCAGGATAAATGCCATTCAGGATTCTGCCGGTCTGATCGCGCTGGTTCACAAAGATACACACGTCGGTCAGATTTTTTTGATGAATGGAGCGACGCAGCAGCAAGTTGTATTCGTTGGGGCAAACGCAAGCACAAAGCGCGGATTGCTTTATCTCAATGACGAGTACGGTGACAGGATCGCAACGCTTGGAGCAACAGCGGCTGGCTATGGCAGCCTGTCTCTGGGCGATGGCAATTACACCCGGTGCATCCTCAACGACGGCGGCGTCTACTGGTACGACGCGAACGGAACGATCCGGTGCCGGATCAATCCAACCGGCGGATTGTACTTTTTCAATTCGAGCGGAACGCTCACAAAGAGCTATCCGGCGACCTAAAGAGGGGAGGGAAAAGAAATGGATACAGAAATAATTGTTGCGCTGATTGCAGGCGTCGGCGGAACGCTGACAGGGCTCGCTGCCATTCTTTCGGCGATCCTTTTGCACCGGAAGACGGTGGCGCTTTTGGAGTACCGGATGGGTCAGGTCGAGAAGAAGTTGGACAGCCATAATGGCTATGCCAAGCTCTTCTCGGAGACCTCCGAGCGTATCGCAGGAATAGAGACGAACATCGCGGTGATCAAGACATCGCTTCAATACATCCAAAAGGAGGTTGATGATGGAAAGTAAAAAGATCAGGCTGAAAGACTGGCAGATCCGGGCGATCAAGACCTTCGTGCAGGCCTTCGGCGGCGTTCTGGTGCCGGAGCTCGTGACGATCCTGACCGGCGGCGCGGACATTAGCACGATGCAGGCCGTCCTCGCTCCGGTGGTATGCGCGGCGCTTGCGGCAGGCATCTCGGCGGCGTGGAACGTGATCCTGGAACGGTTAAAACAGGAGGAATAGAACATGGCGATCAGGCAGGCGGTCACGCTTAACGTGGCGAAAAGAGACATCGCGCCGATCGTCTGGACGGTTGAGGACGACACAGACAGGATTCTGATCGCGAAGATCGAGGATCTGGCCATGACGTCCGGCATGACGGCGACGATGTACGGAAAGACGGCAGTCACCGGAGAGATCGTGACGGCGACCGGAACGATCGACGCGGCAGAAAACACGGTCACGGTTGAGCTCGATGATCTGATTACAGAGACCGGCACAGCGCTGGCCCAGATCAAGATCACGGACGGCGGCGAGATTATCAGCACTTTTGCGTTCTTCGTGGACGTACAGAAAACGGTTTGACAAGGGGAGGACAAGATGGCAATCTCTCAGAAAGTATCAGTCACTACAGACAGAAAAACGATCGCGCCGGTGGTCTATGCGGTTCAGGGCGATACCGGGCGGCAGATCGTCGCGGAGTATTCGGATTTTCAGCTCGCATCCGGCATGACTGGCGTCTTCGCCTTCACGCGGTCGGACGGCACGAGTTATTCAGTACCGGCGACGATCGATCCGGCGGCGAACACGGCGACGGCCGAGATGGATCAGGCTCTGACACAGGTCGGCAAGACAAAGGGCCAGATCAAGATCACGGACAGTTCCGGCCTCGGAAGTACGTTTACATTCTACATCGATGTGCAGGAAGATCTCTCCGGAACACCGACGGAGCAGCAGTATTATGACATTCAGGCTGCCGTCGAGGCGGCGGCAGAGGCAAAAGCGGAAGCCGATCAGGTACTGGAAGACCTCGGTCCGATCAGCCAGATCAACGACAGACTGACCGATGCGGAAGAGGAACTCGACAACAAAGCCGACATTGATGGCACCTATCCTTCCCTCACCGCCGGGCTTGCGGAACAGCTTCTGTCGTCCAACCGAGTTGTTGACCAGACACCGTATCTTTATCGACAGACGGCTCTTGGTAAAGCTAACGCTACAAGAGCATTGATGCGGAAGATTGTTGGTGGAAGTGTGGTTTGGAATCAGCTTGTGCCAAATGCGCGGAAATCTGGTACTGCTACTCCGCCGGGAACACAGACATATAATTCGGTTGTCATTGAAGCGAGTCTAAAAAGTAGTCATGTTTACTTTGTCTCAGCAAAAGTAACATATTCCGGGAGTATATCGAGCCTTCGGATGTTTATTCAGGTCGTCGGGTCAGTTTACGGCAATCCCGCAATAGACATAGCGGCGAATAGCACGAAAAAAGCGGATTGGTTGCTTAGGCCGGGCGTAAACGTAGCATCTTTCAACCTTGGCTTGTCGAATTTAATTTCGTCACAGAAGTTAACGAGCGATGACGCATGGTCGTATGATAATGTTTTTGCTGTTGATCTTACGGCAATGTTTGGGGCTACGATTGCGGATGCGCTATTCGGATATTCAGACAAAGCAGAAGCAATTGCCAAGTTGAAAGAGTGGGGATTCTTCGCCAAGGACTACTACGAGCATGACCCCGGTACGATACGGAGCGTGGAAGGCGTGAGCGCGAAGGAGACGGTAGGTTTTAATCTGTGGGATGAAAAGTGGGAAGTTGGATACATTGATTCAAACGGCGCGAATACGGCAAGCACGGTAAACATTCGGTCTAAAAATTATATTCCAATTTTGCCAAATACAACATATTACTTGCGTATTGGCTACACGACAGTAGTTTACTGTCCTGCGTTCTTTTATGATGTGGATAAAAACTTTATATCTGCGTCTATTCAGCAAGTGTGGAACAGGACTATTGTTACGCCATCAAATGCGGCTTATATGCGTTTTTACATAAACGCCGCTTACGGCGCAACCTACAAAAACGACATCTGCATCAACCTGTCCGACCCACAGCGGAATGGAACATATGAGCCGTATGTCAAGCATGCATATCCGCTCGACAGTACAAAGGAATGGCGAGGCATCTTCAAGCTCGATGAAAACAACAATCTTTATGCTGATGGTGATATTTATCCACCGAGTGGAGAGGCAAGCAGAAGGTATGCGCTTTTGGATTTGGGGACGCTGAATTGGACGGTTTTCGCAGTACCCGGCACAGAGTATTCTGCATTCAGAGCGGCAATGCCGACAAATTCAATCGGCACAATTGCAGGTGGTCGAAGCGCAGTCTGCGAGAAGTATGTGGTTATTTCTCCTCGCGCTATGGCTTATCAGAATATGCCAGATAAGTCCGTTGATGTATGCGATGGCAACTTATCGGCATCGAAGTACGTGCTTATCCGCGACGATTCCTACACCGATGCCGCCACCTTCAAAACTGCAATGAGCGGCGTGTATTTGCTCTACGAACTCGCCACCCCTACCACCGAAACCGCCGAACCGTACATCGAGGTTCAGGTAGTTGACAAGGACGGAACGGAGCAGTTTGTGACGAGCGGAATCGTGCCTGTGGGGACATACACGGAATACCCGGAAGATTTGGTCGGAAAACTGGACAGCATTCCGAATCCGCCGACGGCCGCCGGACGCTACGTCCTTCAGGCAACGGTGGCATCTGGAAAAGTCACCTACGCATGGGCGGCAGAATGAGAAAGGAGACGACATGAAGAAATGGGATGACATTATCAAGACGGCCCTCGATATGCATGAACACGCCGACAAGTACGCCTACTTCTACGGAGCCAAAGGTCAGCGCCTGACGGACGCCGTGATGGAATCGCTCTGGCAGGCGGAACCGGTCTATTTTTCCCGGTACAACGCCCAGCAGAAGGCGGCGATCTTCAACTACTCGCGCGGCAAGATCGGTTTCGACTGCTCCGGCTTCGTCGGCAAGTGCGTCGGGGACATGACATGGTCGCGCGGCATCTGGGATCATTGTTATGACAAGAAGCCGGACGTCTATCAGGGTGTCGCCGGTTCGATCGTCTACAAGACCGGCCACATCGGCCTCGACATCGGATATGGTTTCTTCGTCCACATGGGCCGCGAGATGTACTCGGTCGAGCTCGGGCGGTTCAAAGAGAACACGGTCAAGTGGGAAGGCTGCGGCAAGCATCGCAATGTCGACTATGCCGGAGCAAACAATCGCTAATCATTGACGCTCTCCGGAGGCCCGGTCTTCCTCCGGTTAGTAAATAGTCATAGTGTACCTCCTTTGTGAAAGGGGCGGCAAGCATCCGGAGTAAAACCGGCTCTGCTTGTCGCCTCTTTTTGCGTTCTCTGCCTTTGTTTTATTGTGTTTTCTGTGTTTTTAACATATCGTCCGGCCGGATTTTTCCGGGTTTTCGGACACGGGTTCAACTCCCGTCTACTCCATGCCTGCGGCGGCAAAAGTCATTTAGCAGATCGTCCGACCGCAAGCTCGAGCGTCTCTTGCATCTGAAGGATGCTCGAATTGTTGTAATAATACGCGGAGAGTGTCGTTCGCGGTGAGGTATGGCCTAAAAGATGCTGAACCTCCGCGAGCGGCATTCCTGCGTTCAGGAGCTCCGAGCAGTAGGTCTTCCGGATCGCGTGGCAGCTCTTCTCCGGGATGCCGAGCCAATGGCAGACCTTCCGGAGCTGACGGCTGAAGCTCATGCCTCTGATCCTGCGGCCGTACCGCATGAAAAGGTATTCACCGGATGGAAGGGAGCGGATCAGCTCCTGTGCCTCCCGGATCAGGACGACGTCCCGAGCTCCGGCGTTCGCCTTCGTGCATTCCTCGACGGTGTAAACGTACCGGCCGGATTCCTTGTGACGGCGTTCCATCCGCTGGACGGTCAGGACGTCTCCGTCTACATCTTCCGGCTTCAGAGTGGAAAGCTCGCAGACCCGGAGGCCGGTCATGAACAGGAGGCGGATGCCGAGATCTAAGGGGTCTGTGGAGCCGGAAATGCGGCCCAGAATCGCTTCCACATCTTCCGGCATAAAAACATTCGCACGAATGTCAGCACGCGTTTTTCGGCGGTTTTTGACGATCAGGCGGCCCACCGGTATAATGTAATCACGGAAGGCGAGCCGGGTGTCGATTGTCTGGCCGGAGCGCCGGGCATGGTCGAAAATACCATTGATCAGGCTTTTCAGGTTCATCCAGGAGTGCTCCCGGAGCTGTTCGGCCCGGAATACCTGGTCACAAAAGTCCCAGAGATCCTCCCGGGTCACGTCCGCCGGATCGCGCTGGGAGAAGTCCGAATCAATCAGGAAGTGGCGGAAATCATCGTCCAGCCGGTCGGCGGTCTGTATTGTGATTTTCATTCGGGCAAGCCGGAAGGCCTGCCATTCTTCAAAGGTCTTTTTTATGGTCATGTTCTGCCTCCTTTTCGGCGGCAGAGAACGCAAGGCGTTAGCAAGTCATTCGTTTTCGATCAGCTTTTCAATTTGCTTTTCGATTCTCTTTTTCTTTTCATCCTCTGCTTTTTTCACAAGAGAATAAATGTGGACGCGTTCGGCGAATCCTGCTTTCTCGAAAATGTCCGAGATCTCTTTCCACATCCGGCGCGTCATTTCCTCCTCAAGGGTCTCTGATTCTTTCCGGCGAACCTCTGCCGGTTTCCGTTCCATCGGCACATCGTAACCGAGAAGGAACGGCTCGGACACGTTCAGCCCTTCGGCGATCTTCGAGATCATGCCGACCTTCGGCGTCCTTTTCCCGGACAAGTACTGCGAGATCGCACCGGAGCCGATGCCGGTCATTCTTGTCACATCGATCGCCTTCAGGCCCTTTTCGTCCATCACTTGTCTCAACAAATACCTGAACTCCGTCATTTTGTTTCACCTCCTGATGATTCCATTGTAAACGATTTCCGGAAAAATGCAAGCGCGAAATATAACTTTTGTTAAAAAACGCTTGACAATCGGCTTTTGATCGTTTATACTCACATTCGTGAGCAAAATCACAAAACGAAGAAAGGAGGGCGAAAATGGAATACAACAAGCTCCGGGGCCGTATCGTCGAAAAGTTCGGCACGATGTCGAATTTTGCCGAGAAAATCGGTTCAACTCGACAGACTGTCAGCCTGAAGCTGACCGGAAAAAGCGAGTTCGGCAAAAAGGACATTCAGCGTTATGCCGACGCACTCGATATTAAGAATGACCAGATCGGCGTCTTTTTTTTCGAGTAAAATCTAACAAATGTGAGATTCTGGGAGGTGATGTATGAGAATTGAAAAGCAATTCGAGGAGCTTCTGCCGCCGTTGACGGATGAAGAGTTCCGGCAACTGGAAGAAAACATCCTCGAGGACGGCATCCGCGATCCTTTGGTGGTCTGGAAGACGCCGAGTGGAAATGAGGTGCTTGTGGATGGTCACAACCGGCTGAAGATCGCGCAAAAGCACAATTTGAAGTATGAGACGGTCTACATGACCTTTGACGACTTCGACGATGTGAAGCTGTGGATCTATCGGACGCAGGCCGGGAGGCGAAATCTGAAACCGTTTCAGAGAACAGAGCTCGCCTTAATGCTAAAACCGACGATCGCGAAGGAGGCGAAGGAGCGCGAACACCGTGGTCTGAAATCGGACGAGGGTCGCAAGCGATCAGATCAGGAGCTCGGCAAGATCGCCGGAGTCGGGAAAGATACCGTCCGCAAGGTCGAGCACATCCTCGACAAAGGCTCCGAGGAGACGAAGGCAGCCGCGCGGTCTGGTCAGATCAGCGTGAATGAAGCCTACAAGCGCACCGTCAAGGAGAACGAGCCGCCGAAGCCGGACATTCCGACGATCGAGGAAGAACATGCAGCCTTCGTCGAAAAGAAAAAGACGGCTCCGGTCGTGACGATGGAGGAGATTCAGGACGACAAGGAGAACCAGAAAATCATCGCGCTCTGTCTGGCGATCGACATCGAAAGAGTCGCCGAGAAGTTTGAAACGCTGATGATGAACCACAACAACCTGAAAAAGATTCGCGAAGATTCTCAGGCATTAGAGGAAGGCAAGAAAGAGCACCTGATCACACGGCTCCGCAATATCAATCGATGCGTGGATGGCCTGATCAGAGCAATAGGAGGAAATTGATGGCAAGAAAAGATCTGAACACCGAATACCGAAGAATTATGAATGAAAGAGGCTGGACTGGCGTCATTGACGTCGACCGGATGGTCAAGGAGATCGTCTTTTTCGTGGACTTCTCCGATGTGCCGAGGAAAGAGCTGGAACGTGCATACGTTAGCCAGAGAGTTATGACGAACCTGAACGCAGAAGGCTTCTATTCTGCCGGAAAGCACGGCCTCAGAATGTACTGCAACGCCGACGCTATTGATGAAGGACGGATCAAAAGAGAAGTCCAGATCAGAGAGACCAACAAGAGAATCAAGATCGCGGACATCCACGAGAAGCTGTCGAGGATCGCCAAAAGAGCGCTCCGCGATATGTGCAAAGGACAGCTCGCCCTTAACTTTGGAGAAGACGAAAACGGTCGAATCACCGAGGACATGACGGACGAGGAGTTCCTCGAAGCCCTGTCTGATCTCGCCGAAAAGGCCACAGATTAAAGCAGCGTGACAATTCAGGAGGTCGCACATGAAAGACAAAATCAAAGTAATCTACAAGCGCGTCGGCTTCGATCCGGTGGAGGTGACGGTCGACAACACGCTGGAGCAGTTCCAGTTTATGGTCGGCGGCTACATTGAGGCGGTTCCGATCGGCGTTCCGGAATGCTACGCGCCGACGGTGATCCTCTGCGATGAGGACGGCAAGGTCGACGGCCGGGCGCTGAACTTCGTCCTGCCGAGCGGATTGGATGTGATCTGCGGCGCGGCGGTGATCGTCGGCGTGGACGGTGAGGAGTTCGACGACGTCAAGTTCGGTCTCGCAGAACTCCACGCGTTCTGGCCGCAGCTCTGGAAGGAGGCCCGGTAATGGCAAGCACGATGAATCAGACCGAGCTGGTCAAGGCGTATCTGGAAAATCACTACGGGATCACGGCGAAACAGGCAATGGAGGAGCTGGGCATCTACCGGCTCGGAGCCCGGATCTGGGATCTGAAGCAGCAAGGCCTGCCGATCAAGTCGGCGATGATCGACGTCCCGACCAGAAACGGCGAGACGACGAAGGTCAAGATGTACTGGCTGCCGGGCAAGCCGTACCAGAACGAGGAGGCGAAAAAATGAAGGAAAAAACGATCTACAGAATCTGCCTTCCGATGATGGCAGCGGCGGCAATCTTCACGGTGACGGTCGCAATCCACGACAGAAGCGCGAAATCGGCGGTTTACGCGGCTCCGGCGGAGCTGGTCGATAATTTTACCGTCGAGACGGAGAAAGCGCCGGGAAAGGCCAATTTTGACGTGCAGAGCGCCATGCCCTGCGTGGACAGAGAGAGATTCGAGGAATGGTATGCGGAATATACACTTGACGCCGTGGCTGCTCAGCCGGTCGCCGCTGACGACAACACCGAAAATGAGGCGGAAGAACCGGAGACGGAAGTGGCGAAAACTGCTCCGATCTATCGGATTGACGGATCGGTGATCGATCCGGAGATCCAGCGGACACTCTGGGAGCATCTGAACGCCGCCGGGATCGGTTACTGGTACGAAGGCGCTCTCGCCCAGATGTATCAGGAATCTTCCGGAAATCCGTGGGCCGAGAATCCGAACGGCCTCGACAAAGGCCTTTATCAGTACCGGACAACCTATTGGCACGAGCCGGAGGACATCTTCGACATGGATGCCCAGATCCGTCGGTACACTCGCGAGGTCGCGGCCCGGATCAACGCCGGATTGACGACAGATGAAATCATCAGCCGACACTATACCAGCGACGAAGTGACCGAGGTCAATCAGAAATACGTTCAGGACGTCCGGCAATGGCTCGGAAAAATGGAGGTGATCGAATGAGCAAAAAGAGGCCAGACAAGGAACCGCTGCCGATCTCGTACTGGTACGCATACCTCGCCAAGATGGGTGTCCCGAAGCACACGGTCCAGATGATCCAGATCGCCATGATCCAGGATGCGCTGACGCAGAGCGGGAACATGAAATGCGACCGAATTTATACCGGAATCGGCCTGATGCTCCATGATGTTTTCGGCTTCGGTCAAAAACGGATCTTCAAAGGCCTGCATGGATTCGATGATATTTGCGGAAGTGTTCTATCGGATGATCCGGAGAACGAAAAGGACTGGGTGGACATCATGCAGCGTTTCAAAAACGAGACCGGAATCGTGATCCATACCGGCGGAGACGATAGGCTGATCGCGGAAGTCAGCAGAGATTAGGAGTGGAAGCATGAACGAACCATACAGAAGCAAAGTCTACACCGATCGACCGGATTATGCGGACTTTGATTCTCCGGAAAAATTCCAGGCGATCCTCGGGATCATAATGACGCGACTCCGGCAGCATCCGAAGGCCATCTGCTCGTATTCCGGCGGAGCTGATTCTGACATCCTGATCGACCTAATCGAAACGGCCCGGCAGATCGTGCCATCGCTTCCAAAAGTCGACTATGTGTTTTTTAATACCGGATTAGAGATGCAGGCCACAAAGGATCACGTCAAGGCAACTGCGGAAAAGTACGGAGTCCATATCGAGACGGTACGGCCGAAGATGAACATCGTGAACGCGGTCCGGAAGTACGGTGTCCCATTCGTCTCGAAGATCATGTCCGGAGGACTGGAAGAGTGGCAGAAAAAGAACGTACCTCTGACTGTCGCGGATGAATACAATGAGGCCGAGGACAAGCAGGCGAAATTCGCGGAGCTTGTGGAACGCTATCCGAACAGCAAGACGGTTCTGACATTCCTGTGCTGTTGCTCTAAAGACGGAGAGCCGAGACCGAACATTCAGCTCGTGATCAATTCCTCGAAGTACATGCTCGACTTCATCAAAGAGCATCCGCCGGATTTCAAGATCAGCGCGAAGTGCTGCGACTACTGCAAGAAGCAGGTCGCTCACAATGTCCAAAAAGGATATGAGATGATCATCACAGGCGAACGGAGAGACGAAGGCGGAATGCGATCCGTCCCCAGGAGCGGAGACCTTAACAAGACCATGTGTTTCTCGGAGACAGCATCCGGCCAGTACCGGCTCCGACCTCTGTACTACGTTACAGACAAGGACAAGGCATGGTACAAGGATCGCTTCGGCATCCGGTATTCCGACGCCTACGAGGTGTACGGCCTCACTCGAACCGGCTGCTGCGGATGTCCGATCTCGTGGAAGGCCGTGGATGATCTGAGGATGATCGGAAAACACGAGCCTAATCTGGAAAAAGCGGCGTGGAACGTGTTCGGTGATTCGTACAGATACAGGCAGGAATACAACAAATACAAAGCAAAGAAAATGGCTGAAGAGGCCATGAACAGAGAAACCATCGAAGGTCAGATGACATTCGAGGACATATTAAAACTTCAGGAGGTCGAAGAATGAACGAAGAAAGGTACATTTTAGCAAGATTTATCCGTGAGCTGATGGCTCAGGACGACAAGACGAGGAAAGAAAAAGGCTACTGCGAATCATGGACGCTCACCGAAATCTGTCAGATCATCGAGCAGATCCGGGTGGACGCCGTGCTCGGCGAGGATGTCGAGACCGATCCGATGGATGCCGGAGCCGGTTTTAGATACGAGGAGGTGGAGTGATGGGAGTCCCTGTTCTGATTATGGGTAAGTCTGGCTCCGGCAAGACCTACTCTTTGAAAAACTGTGATCCGGAGAGATTCGGAATCATTTCCGTCGAAAAAGGGCGGCTGCCATTCAAATCGAAGCTGAAGGTGGCGAAAATCCCGAAGACACTGAGGAATCCGGACGGATCAGAGGCCGCAAGCTACGCACAGATCAACCGGGCGAAATATGCCTGGCTGACGCAGGTGATTAGAGGCTCGAAGAATGTCAAGGCCATCGTGATCGACGACAGCCAGTATTTGATGGTCGGAGAGATGTTCGACCGTTCCGGAGAGAAGGGGTACGACAAATTCACGGACATCGCGAAGAATTTCCGAGACCTGATTCACTTCATCAATGACGGCACTCCGGACGATATGGTGGTCTATTTTTTGCATCACACGGAGACCGGAGCCGACGGACGCGAGAAATGCAAGACGATCGGGAAGATGCTCGAGGAGAAGCTGGTCGTCGAGGGCATGTTTGACGTTGTGATCTACTGCGCGGATCATAAATTCCAGACACAAGCCAACGAGATCAGCACGGCGAAAACGCCGGAGGGAATGTTTGAGGATTTAGAGATCCCTAATGATCTCGCAGCGGTTGACGCAGCCATTCGCGACTATTGGAACCTGAACGAGAAGGAGGCAGTCAATGATTGACTGGTACAAAGAAAAGACGGAGGTAAACGCCGAAGGCACAACAGTCACCTACAAGGCCACGAACGCGCCGGTGACGATCGAGAGCCAGAAAAAGCACATCCCTCACGCGAACCGTTCCGGAACATGGGACTATACATCCTTCCACGTTTTCTGGTTCCGCGAGAAGATCGCCGTCAAGAACTCGCTGAAGGACGCGAAGGCCTTCGCGGAGAAGTACATGGAGGAGACGCAGACATGAAGATGATCCCGACGGCGGACAACCGCCGGATTAAACACGACGCAGAGATCGCGATCGACGCATTACAGTCGATCCGCGTCGAGACCACGAACACCGAGGCCTTTCCCGGCTACATCCTCGAAAATGTGGCCCGGGCGAAGCAGTGCCTCGAATTTATCGAAAATACAGCGACACGCTACAAGGAGGCAGACGAATGACACTCTACGAGTTACAAGAACAGTACCAGACGCTTCTCGCTCTGGGAGAAGATCCGGACACCGATCCGGAGGTCTTCGCCGATACGATGGAGGCCATCGAGGGCGAGATCGAAGACAAGGCCGATGGCTATGCAATCGTGATGACCGAGCTCAAGGGCAGGAGGGCAATCCTGAAGGCCGAAATTGACCGTTTAACGGCCCGAATGAAGGCATGTGACACTTCTATCGACCGGATGAACGAAAACCTGAAAAACGCCATGATTTCGACCGGGAAGACCAAGTTCAAGACCGACCGGTTCTCGTTCGGAATCCAGAAGAATCCGCCGAAGGTCGTGATCGACGATCCGAGCCGGATTCCGGAGGCGTACCTGATACCACAGGAGCCGAAGATCGACACGGCAGCCATCAAAAACGCCCTGAAGGACGCGGACGAAGCTCCGCTCTGGGAGGGTATTGCAAGACTTGAGCAGGGCGAAAGCCTGCGGATCAGATAAGAGGAGGAAAACAACATGCAGAAGCCCAAAGCATACGATGAAACCAGAGCAGGCGGCGAATTTACGCCGATAGAGCTCGGAGGACATAGAGGCATCATCAAGGAAGTCCGCGAAGACCAGACAAAGGCCGGAAATCCGATGATCGTCGTCTCGATCGACTTCGCGGCAGAGGACAGGCAGCCGCGCTACTTCGAGGATCAGTATCGGGCCGACACACGGAATCCGAAGAAGTGGCCCTATCAGGCCGTCCAGTACATCACGACCGAGGACAAGGACGGCAACACGAGCCGGAGCTTCAAGTCGTTCTGCACGGCCTTCGAGGACAGCAACGGAGTGGAGATCAAATGGGGAGACGGCCCACAATGGGCCGCGCAGTTTAAGGGCCGCCGGATCGGCATCGTCTTCGGCGAGGTCGAGGAGGAATACCAGGGCGACATTAAAACCAGGCGCCGGATCAGATGGTTCTGCGACGACCACAAGACCTTAGATCAGGGCGTTCCGGACAAAAAGTTCTACAACGGCCCGAGACCGACCGCACCGGCGCCGGAGGCATCCTCGGACGGATGGATGCAAACCGATTTCAGCCAGGATGAGCTGCCTTTTCGCTGATGCGATGAACGTACCGGAGAAACCGGAAGGCCCGGTCGTCCAGATCGACACTCGGGAACATGCTCACGCGATCCGGAGGATCATCCAGGCATTCGATGACGCAGGCGTCCAGCATTTCAGCTCGAAGCTCTACGTCGGTGACTACCAGCGGCTCGACAATGGGCTGCTGGTGGTCGACAGAAAGCAGAATTTACAGGAAATCGCCGGGAATCTCACACAGCAGCATGAAAGATTCAGGGCCGAGCTCGAAAGGGCCAGAAAGGCCAAAATTCGGCTTGTGGTACTATGTGAGCACGGCGGCCAGATCCGGAGCATCGAGGACGTGGCAGCATGGAAGAATCCGAGGCTGAAAGAATCGCCCGGAGCGATAACCGGCGACCGGATGGCCAAGATCATGCGAACGATGTCCGAGCGCTACGGAGTCGAGTGGCGATTCTGCGACAAGCGGCAAACCGGAAATAAGATCCTCGAGATCCTTCAGGAGGGCGTTGATGGCAAAGAGTAAGGACAAAGGATGGATAAAGCTCAGCCGAGGCCTCCTCGATAGTGCCGTCTGGACGTCTCCGGAACCGTACTCAATCCGCGACGCATGGGTCGATTTGCTTTTATCCGTGAATTTTGAGGATCGCGAAATGATTACAAGGCACGGAAACGTGGTCAAAATCCCCAGAGGCTCGATGTTTACAAGCATTCAGCATCTCGCAGACCGCTGGCATTGGTCTCCGAACAAAGTGAGGCGGCAAACAGAAAGGCTCAAAAAGATGGGTATGATCGAGATTTTCGGCACAGCAGACGGCACACTTCTAACCGTTGTAAAATATAGGGATTTTCAAGATGAGCGGCGAGCAGACGGCAGAGCAGACGGCAGAGCAGACGGCAGAGCAGACGGCACACGACTAAAGAAAGAAAGAATGGAAAAGAATGAAAGAACGCGCGCGCGCGCGCCAGTACCAATGGATGTAACAATGGAAGCGGTCGACAAGTGGATCGAGAAGATGAAGAAGGAGGGAGAGACATGACGACAGAAGAATGCAAAAGACCGTTTGCGATGCTCCATGCAAACTGGCCATTCCTCGACTTTTCGGATGAGACGACGGCTTTGATCTGGTTCGAGGCCTTCCGTCCGTACATGGAGCCGGAAGTCCGGCAGGGCATATCGGACGCAATCGCGAACATAACCACAAGATCAGCACCGACCGTCGGCGAGATCATGGAGTACATCCGGAACGTACACGACGGCTTCCGGCGGCTCGAAAAAGAGGAGGAGGCGAAAGGCAGCGGCTCGGATTCGGTCTCTTGTCAACTCTGTAATGATTACGGCTGGCAGACGATCATTTATCCGTCCGGCTACGAGGCCGTCCGGGCCTGCTCATGTTCCGCTGCCATGAAGGCCTTCGGTGAAAAGGCACTGAAGCGGCAAGCCGAGGACAAGCCGAAATGGTTTGACCGGCAGATGTTCGGAGAAAATGAGATCCCCGGCCAGTACGAGCTGGTCAGGGTCTCCCGGACACCGGTTCCGACCGGCGAGAAGTACAAGGATTCACAGGGGAACCTTCAGGAGCGGATGACGTGGGGATGGACACCGTATTTTCCGCGACAGGGCCGCGAGGAGGTCTTCCTGCAATACCAGAAACGGAGGCGAAAAGTATGAAAACCGGAGAAGCATCACGGAACCAGTCCGGCAAGCTCTACAACCTATCCGACGCGGAGAAGATCCGGCTTGGCCTGAAGAAACCGGCGGCGCCAAAAGGCACGATCCACGTCGTGATCCCGATGCACTACGGCGCCAAAGGCGTCTGGTGGGAGAGCCGGTACATCACACCGGCGGAGTTTTTGCCGTACAAGGCAGCGCATCCGAACATGCAAGTGCTCGACGGCGCCAAGGAGCCGCCGAAAGATGCCCAGGATTCGGAGCGGATGCCGACAAGAGAACAGGTCGAGGAGGCCAGAAAGGGGATGATTTTATGGCATTGATTGATCAGGACGCGACAATCCGGGCGCTCGTGCAACTTCACGAGGAGACCGGTGTCAAGACCGCGCAGGCGATCAGAGTTGTCCGGGAGATGCCGGAGGCCGATGCGCTTTCTACGGAACAGACAACTCAATCCAACGCACCCAACGCGTTGAACATATTGGATTGCGTCAGCAGACAGGCGGCTATCGATTCCATAATGGAAGAACCGTCAGAGGCGAGACATCCGGCCTATTATGCAGAGAAGATAAAACAACTGCCATCCGCACAGCCAGAGTCGAGTTGGATTCCGGTGACGGAGAGGCTGCCGCTTGTCACTTATGACGAACATGGAAATCATTCATCAGAGCCGGTGATTCTTTGCATGGAATCCGGTGAGATAGAAATCGGCTTTTTCAATCCGGCCGGAACGTTTGAATCGGCAGACGATGACGGACTATCTGTCATCGGAAGCATCCACGCCGGAACTGTTGACTATATGCACGTTGTTGCATGGATGCCTTTTCCAAAACCATACGAAAGGAGCGAAGAATGATCGACATCATAATCTCCGGATCTATCGGCCTTCTGGTCGGCGTGATCTTCGGAATGTTCATCGCGGCGCTTCTCGCCGCAAATGATCCGTATGATGAGGAGGACTAATGACGGCGAAGGAATATCTCTCGGAGGCGATCCGCCTGAAGCGCCTGATCAAGAAGACCGAGTCGCAGATCGAGGACATCAAAGAGATGGCAACATCGGTCGGCGCGATCCGGTACGACAAGGACAACATCCAGAACAGTCCGAACAATGACGCGATGGCAAACTACATGATCCGGCTGGAAGCGGCAGAGAGCCGGGCGCGTGATCTGATCATCGAGTATCTGGAAGCATACATGACGATCGAGCAGCAGATCCGGAAGATTATGCCGGGCATCTATGCGGACGTGCTCTATCTCCGATACATCGACGGAAAGAATCTCGACCAGATCGCGGAAGAACTCAACTACTCCGCCGACTGGATTCGTCACGTCCACGGCTACGCGCTCCGAGCATTCGATCAGCAGTTCTTAAAACACGACACACAAAAACACATAAAAACATGTTATGATGCTACTGTCGAAGAATGACAATCAGGCGACCTCCTGATTCCATTCGCGAAAAAGGGCACAGGCCAGAGACAAGATGATCTCTGGCCTTTTGTATGCCCTGACATGGAGGACGCATGAAAGACTTCGCAGCATCATTCTATAAGTCGCGCCGGTGGCAGGCCTGCCGCGCTGCGTACCTTCGCTCCGTCGGAGGACTGTGTGAGCGCTGCCTGAAGAAAGGTCTTTATCATCCGGCGGTGATCGTGCATCACAAGGTCTACATCACACCGGAGACAATAGACAATCCGGACATCACTCTGTCATGGTCGAACCTCGAAGCAGTCTGCCGTGAATGCCACGAAGACGAACATAGTCGGAAGGATAGACGGTATATTATCCGGGAGGATGGGACGGTCGAAATAAAATGATCCCCCATATTTTTCAAAAAGTTGATAAATGCCTATAGAC